GCCGTCCAGCTCGCCCTGGTGCTCGACACGCTCGCAGCGGTAGTCGCCGGTCGTCGCCTGAGAAACGAGGTGAATGCAGCGGCCAGGCTTGATCGACCCGTCGAGCAGGCACTTGACCTTGAGGTACGAGATGTCGCCGTCGCGCTGTGGCTTCCCGTGGTCGGGGCTGCCGACCATGCCCGTCTCGGCCGAGATGATCTTGGCGCGCTCCTTCAACCCGGTGCCCTTGGCCAGGAGCACAAGGCTTCCTTCCTGGATCGACCACTCGATCTCCGCCTTGGCAGTCACCCGGGTGAGCTCGCGCACGGTGCGCCCATGCGCCGAGTACCCTTGCAGGAACTTCATGCCGCCAGGGACGAGCTGGGCGAGCTGGGTCATGGCGGTCTTCGTGTCGAGCCACATGTCGCTCCCGAGCCGCGTGATCACCTGGGCGAGCGTCGTGCCCGCGCCCATCGAGAAGCTCGAGAAGGCGCTCTTGTAGTCGAGTTCGCCGTCGCCGCAGACGATATGCGTGACCCAGTCCGGCCCCTGCTTGGCATGGTCGATGGTCTTCGCGTTGCCGAGAAAGAGCAGCTGTACCGCGTCCTCGTAACCGCCCATGAGGACGATGGTCTGGGCCGGGGTGCTCGGCACTGTCACCGTGTCGAGCGAGCCGATGAGGGCGCGGCTCGCCGGCGAGAGGCCGAAGACCTGGATGTCGGCGGCGTTGGGGTCGGGGTGGAGGCTCTTTTTCACGTGGAACTTGAGGTGCAGTCCCTTGAATGCCTGCGTGCCTATCTGGACCCAGCCGGCGCGCTTGTACTGGACGCTCATGGGCCGGTCGATTCCATGTACGCGAGGATGACGCGCCCGCCCAGATCGGCTCGCCCGGCATCGATGCCCTGGCCGCTGGTGTCCACGGCGAAGATCCAGCCAGGTGGCAAGCGAGGATCGATGCTGCGGCCGAGGAGGCTCGCGCCAAGGACGACCTTGCGGCCGGCGACGAGGAGGGACTCAACGCCGTCACGCAGCGAGAGGAACCAGTACCCGTCGCGGCTGTTCCAGTAGAGCGCGACGCGGTACCACGCGTCCTCGAGCTGGACCTGGAAATCGTAGCTCGAGTAGGTGCTGACAGCGGGCAGGACGAGCGTGCTCACTTGGGCGTCACGCCGATAGGAAGGCCAAAGGGACCGGCCTCTGGCGTTGCTCCAGGGCTCGGCTTGACGCCGTACTTGAAGAAGCTGTCTGGAATCGTGTTCGAGGGCGCTGTCGTGGTGGCCTGCTTCCCGAGGGCCTGGCTGCCGTTCTTTCCGTTGGTGACCTTGGGAAGCGGCGCGGTCTGGGAAGCGACGATGACGATCTCCTTCAGCGTGGCGGCGAACTGCACGGCGTCGCCGGTCTGCTGCTCACGCGGAAACTCGAGCGTCTCGACGATCATGTTTTCGTAGACGTTCGTGGAGAGCTCGTTGTTTCGGTCGGTCGCTCCGGTGCCGACCGATACCGGCATGCGTGCTGCGTGGATCGCGCGCAAGGTCTCGAGGGCGCTTTGCGGGCGTGTCGGATCCGGCCGCGAGCCGGACTCCCCCTCGATGCTCACGAGCTCGTTTTGAAACTCCTCTTGCTCATAGGGCGCGTTGGGGTTGGGCATGGGGGTCGCTGAGATGAGCCCCTCGAGCCGCAAGGTCCGCGGCTTCATCACGACGTTGTCGGAGATCACTGCCCCGGTCTCGATGGGATGCTCGGTGGCCTGAGCGGTGAGGGTCTCGTTTATCCGCGTGGCAGCATCGAGGCGGAGAAGGTTCGCCGCGCTACCGGTGAACCACATGATCTGCGTGCTCACCGGTTCCCTGCCGTCTGCGCCTCGCCGAGTTCCTGGCGCAGGACTCGCCTGACTTCCGGCTCCACCTGGCGCACAAAGTCAGCCGGCGACGGAGTCACGATGTCGCCGAAGTTGAAGTTGAAGGTCGGGCCAGCGACCTCCTGTGCCGGTCCCGACAGGTATGGGATGGTTGGCACGGGGCTCATGCCGGGCGGCGCAGCTTCGGTCGTCGGGGGGCCTGCCCACGAAGGCAGGCTCACCGCTGACTCGGCAGGCCGCGCCGTCATGCCCGTGGCAACCGCGAACGCCACCTTGACCAAGTCCGGCGTCAGGGCCCCCACGGCGTCCGTGATTGCTTCATCTTCCGGGCCGCGCTTCGTCATCGATTCAGGCATCGCCGCAACGACGCCTTTCATCATAAGGCCCTCGGGAGAGCCCCCGATCATCGCTTCGTTGACGCCCACCGCCCATTGCGCAAGAAGGCGGAAGAGCTTCCCCTCCTTGAACGCCCTTTCGAGCTCGAGCCAGGCCCCTTGGAGATCTGTGACGATATGGAGGAGCGTCTTCAGTCCCGCGAGGAATGGGCTGTCGCCGGGCTTCAGGTTGAAGAGCTTGTGGAACCCGCCGTAGAGGCTCGTAAGCCCCCGCGTCACCGCGTCGCCAATGCCGCCCAGCGGGTCCTTCTTCCACTCCGCGAACGGCCCCATGGCGTCCTCGAGCAGGGTCTTCCGCTTCCCCGTAACCCAGCCCCAGATCTCCTCGAGCACTCCCAGAAGGCCGACGATCGCAACCGTGGCCGGAGCCAGCGCTAGCGCGATCCCGAGCCCAAGCGCGATGAACGCAACGCGAAGAGCCGCCGACTCCTTCGACACCTCGCGCAGCCAGTGAACGAAACCCATGACCCCTTCCGCCGCTCCATGGACGAAGATCATGAGAACCTTGAGGATCGACACGAGCCGCGTCACCCATTCGACGACCTTGTCGCGGATGAGGGCGCGGTTCTTCTCGATCCATCCTGTGAGCGCTCGCATGTTCTCGGCGACGATCCGCAGGAGGGGTATGCCGATCGAGAACTTCAGCCCCTTCGCCGTGTCGCCGAGCCCGTCGAGCGCCTTGTGATACTCCTGGGCGGCGTCGAGGGCATCTTCGCCCATGATGAGCCCGGTGGCCCGCGCTTCCTCGCGCATGGCCGCGATGCCAGCTTTCCCCTTGATGAGGAGCGGAAGCATCTGGCCGCCAGTCCGGCCGAGGAGACGCATGGCCGCTGCTGGTCGCTCTGCTTCGGGCATGGCGACGAAGGCGTCCGACAGGTCCATGAGCAGATCGTCCGCCTTGCGGAGGTGCCCCGAGCTGTCCTTCACGCTCACGCCAAGCTTCTTGAAGGCCGACTGCAGCGCGCCTGAACCGTTGGCCGCCTCAGAGGCGTTCCGACCGACGAACCGCAACGCCTGCTCTACAGAGCCCCCATGGATGCCGACGTCGTCGGCTGCTTCCTTGAGTTCCTGGAGCGCAGCAGCCGCGACGCCAACGCGCTCACCCGCGCGGCGCGCTTCGTAGCCAGCGTGGTAGGTGGAGTCGACGAGGCCCTTCAGCCCCTTGTAGACCGCGCCCGCCGTGAGCGTCACGCCGAGCCCGACGAGCGCCATCTTGAGCGAGCCGATCATGCCATCGGCCTTCTGGAAGCTCGTCTGCTCTGGCTTGATACCGATGACGGCGAAGAGCTCTCGGAGGATCATGGCTACTGCCTCGCGTTCTTGACCGCCTCGGCCTGGGCCTCGGCGACGGCGTCCAGGACCTCGTTCGCGTCAAGGACGTCGGAGAGGGTCCAGTGGCGATCGATCTCCTCGAGCGTCGCGCGCTGCGCTTCTACGAGGCGCCAGACTGGCCATTCAGGGAGGAGGTGGTCGATCCCCTGGAGTTCGACTTGGCCCCCGCCTTGGCGCCGAGGCCGGCGAGGGCGGGACCAAAACTGGCGAAGTTGACCTTGAGCGCCTCCCACATGAGCTCGAGCGCCGCCGGCAAGCGTGCGGCGAAGTGCGCGTCAAAGATAGGAAGCACGGGAACGAGCCGGTCGCCGTTCACGACCTGAACGGTGGCGAGCAGCTCCACCATGATCGCGTCCTGTTCGTCGGGCGAGAGCTCCGCGAACACGGTGTGGAGGACGGCGCCGAGCGCGGAGACATCGAGGTCGGCCAGGCTCGCGGAGCCGTTCGCGCTCGCGATGAGCGCAACGAGCCCAGGGCCGGTGACCCGCATGACTCGGTTGCCGAGCTTCAGGGCCCGGCGGGGCGGAAGCGGACCCACGTGGTAGGTCGCCCCGTCGATCGTGAACTGGGAGGGATCGGGCATGGCGTTACAGGACGAGCCCACCGACGAAGGTGGTGAGCTTGCCTGTCTCGATGCTCCAGGTGCAGTTGCTGAGATCCTTGCCGTACTCCGCGTCGGCTGGCTTCTTGACCCAGCTCTGCGGCGCCACGTGGAGCGAGGTGCCGTTGAGGTCCTTCACCATGGTGGGGACGATGCCGACGCCGCTTTCCTCATCCGTGATGGCCAGCGCGGAGAGGTAGTCGTTGGTCGGCGAACCGCGCTTGACCGTGATCTCGATGGCTCCGGCCTTGTTCCTCGACCTGACCCGAGTTGGCTCCCCATCCGCGCCGACTACGACCTTGAAGGTGTCCTCGAAGCGCGAGACCTTGACGAACGTGCCATCTGCGTAGTCGGAGACGATGAAGGGGCCGACCGTGATGACGATGTGGCCCGGGTCGTGCGTGGTGATTCCCATGGTCGTCTCCTACGCCGTGACCGTGCCGCGGATCCGAGCGAGATGAGCAGCACCTTGCAGGCCAGCCGTGAACTCGACCCCTCCCATCTCACGGTTCGCCCGGTCGATGGGGTTCTGAGCCGACACCTTGAGGACCGTCACGACAGACGAGCCCGGGACGAGCCCGCCGACTGTCTCGCCGGCTTCGAGCGATGCGATCACCTGGCCCTGGATGATGGTCGCGCCCGCGTCCGTGTACGGGATCTTCTTGGCGTTGGCCATGGCGAGGAAGACCCGGGACTGAATGTCGATCGTCTGCCAGTCGATGAAGCGGATGGTATCGATGAACTCGGCGTCCGCGGTCTTCCCTTGTTGCGTCACGTTTCGGCCGAAGATGGTGTAGTACCAGCCGCAGTTCTTCGCGCGCAGGTTGGCGAGCTGCGTCGCCGTGTGATTGCGCGCGGGCACGCCCGCGATCGTCTTCAAGGCCCACGTCTCGGAGCCCGGGTCGAGCGGCAGGCACGCGCCGAGCATCCCGGCGTCGAGGAAGGCCGAGTTGTCCGGGTCGTAGACGCAGGCCGTGTGCCTGTACGCGAGCGCCTTCAGCTGGTGCGCGACGTCGTTGGCCGTCGCGTCGGCGGTGTCGATGACCTCGGTCTCCTGCGTCTCCGCGAGGAAGAGCTTCCCGTTCGCCTCCGCCCAGGCCGCGATGGCGAGGACCTCCGCCGTCGAGTTCCACGGGTTCACGAGCGCGTACCAGTCGGAGGTTTCGAGAACGATCGCGGCCAGGTCGGTCGCGATCCCGGGGTCGGCGTGGTCCTGCACGATGCGGAGCAGGTTCACGTCGTCGACCTTGACGGACTGCCAGGCGCCGGCGGCGCCGGTGAGGACGAGCGTCGCGGCACCGGAGGCGGTGAGGCCGTGCGTCGCGGTGGCGGCGTTCACGGCCGCGGTGAGCCCGGTCACGACCTCGGCGGCTGTCGGCGTGGCGTCGCTCGTGAAGCTGTAGGCGACGCCCCCGATCCAGACCTTGTAGGTCGTCACTGCCTGGTTCGTCACGACGGGCGTCACGGTCCAGCGCGGAGTTGGCGGGAGAGCGCACCGCCCGACGGCGAGCCGCGTCGGGTGCGGGTTCTGGGCGAGGATGGCCTGCGCCGCGAGGTACTCCGGCGTCCCGGCCGCGAAGTCGGCGGCGACCGAGGGCAGGTCCGAGTAGAAGCGGACCCGCTCCGGGTAGGTCTTCGAGTAGCCTCCCAGGATGAGCGGGGTTCCGAATCCGGGGACCGAGAGGCCGCCCGTCTGCGCGATGATCTGGACGTCCACCACGTCGCTTGCGGGCATCTGTTCAGCCTCCTGTCACCGTCTTGTTCACCGTCACGCTCGCCCCATCGCCGCTCACCGTTCCCGAGATGCCCACGCTCCCCACGTATCCCGTCCGCTCCGTCACGTCATCTGCGACGAGGAACCGGAGGTCCAGCGCTGCCCGTCCTTGGAAGGCCGTCTCCAGGATCGCCGACAGATCATGAATATCGCCCACGTCGATGAGGGCCAAGCCGGCGGCCCGGAGCGGGTCAAGCGTGCTCTGGAGCGCGAGCGCCATCCGGAGCTGCGCCATGAGTGCGCGCGCGGAGGCCGCCCCGAAGGTGAGGGCTGTGAAGAACTGGATCGAGACGGTGAGCTCCTCGTCCACGACCGCCTGGAGTGAGACCTCCTGTCCTGCTGGCTGCGCCGCGTCGTAGCTCTGGATGATGCGCGGCCAAGGGCCGCCCGCCGGCCGCGGCCCGGAGAGACGGACCGTCGCGTAGGGCATGGCCGGCTGGGGCGCCGTCTGCGGGGCGAGGATGACCTTGCCTGCGAGGCCGGAGGCGGCCTCGACGAAGGCGACCAGGGCGGACTCGATGATGGGGAAGGAGAGGGGCATTCGGACTATCAGGGGACGACGAGGCGCACAGGAGCGGACGAGGCGGAACGGTTTCCGTTCGCGTCCTTCGCGACGGCGACGAAAGTAGGGCTGCCGGGCGCTGTGGTGATCGGGATGGTCAGCTCCCTTTCCGTGGCCAGATCAAGGGCTGGCTGTCCAATGCCATAAGCGGACCCGGGTGGCGTTTGCTCGTACGCACCCCCATAGATCATCGGTCGATCGAGCGTGACCACGACCGACGGCGCACCGGCCACCACCTGAATGACAACCGCCTTGAGGAACGCCCCGACCCCTCCGTTCTCGCCCAACGTGAGCAGCGGGACGGTGACGGTCTGGCCTTGCAGGTCCATGAGTCGAGGCCCCGCCTCGGTTCCGAGCGTCCTGCCAAGCGGAAACGGAATGGTATCGCTTTCGCCTTGCAGGTCCATGAGGACCGGCACGCCGAGGGGGTTCGTCAGGCCGTTGGCGACGTAGTCAGCCATAGTTCACGTCACGTAAGGGCGGCGTTGTACGGCAGGAGCATGCAGCCGCAGGTGACGTACTTGATGCTTCCCCCGGTATCCCGGATGACGTTGCCGCACGCGACTGGACCTGCCGCACCCCCGCCACACAGACCAATATCGGAGAGCCTGCCCCGAGCGTGCATCTGGCCCCACGTACCGATGTTTGCGGTGTCACCGACGATGACCCAGGCCGGGAAGTCGAACAGGGACGAGTCTGCTGAATCGAGCAGAGAATTGACGGGAGGTGGGGCGAAGCACTGGTACCCCGCGCTGCCGTTCCACCGCTTGGTCGCGTTGCCCGTGGCAGGCGTGAAGATCGCGCTGCCCGACAGCACGTTAGTGCCTGCGGCGTATCTCGCGAAGCAGAACAACGGGCTTTGATCCGTGCCCTTGCATCCCACCGGATTCATCGCCATGATCGCATTCTCTGCGAAGCCTAGACGCGTCTTCACGAACCAGAAATCTCCGCTCGCGGTGAGCGCCATATAGTAGCGGGCGGGATTGGCAACATCGGCCGGTGTCCACACAAGATCGGTAGTGATGCTGGAAAAGATATACGCCCCTGATGTCGGGTTGGCGGTAGTTGAAGAGCCTGCGAAAGGCAGGTTGGCGAAGGCAATGATGGCGTAGGTGCTGCTCCCAGTGTAGCTGTTCGACAGGCACAGATATATATAGACACCATTTGGTTGCGGTGGGCTCTTGAGTACCATCCAGCCGCGAGCGGCGGTTCCCGTGCCCTGGGGAATCTTTGTGAGATCGTAGGTGCTCGTCCAGCGGTCGGTCCCGTCCATCCCCGCCGTCGTTCCATCGCTCGACCCCTCTACAGTCCACAGGCCCTGGGTCGCTCCACCGATCTCGCCCCTGAGCAGAGACTTGAGTGTCCACAGGCAGTACGCGATATCGTCTGCGACACTCACGGGAACTCGGGGGCCAACGACTGGGCAGAACTGCCAGGTGCGTTCGTAGGCCATGTGTCACTCCGTCGGTACGTTCGGCAGGGACCACGCCCCGCTGGCATCCGCCACGACTGTCCCGACGAGAACGCCGTCGCGGTAGAGCTCGACGGTTACGCCGGCCTGTGCGGTCCCGGTGAAGGCGGCAGTCGTGCCCGCTGTATCGTGGTCCGAGGGGGAGATGATGGTGGGCGCAGCGCCCGTCACCTGGACCGTCAGCACCTCCCCGGCTACAGGCCACGACCCCGAGACGAGTCCGAGGTCGGTCGTCGCGACGAACGACAGCGAGAGCTCTCGAGCTGCCCGGTCGAAGCTGAGGTCCAGCGTCGGCAGCCCCGTCACGTGGGGCACGGCCAGGATCGCCTTCTTGAAGACCGATCGAACGAGCGAGAGATTCGGGTTCTTGACGAGGACCTGGTCGAAGTAGGGCATGCCCAGCGTCGGATCGAGGAACCACTCCCCCTTCACGAGCGAGAGACTCGTCTCGATCGCCTGGCGGACCCAGGCCGCCCCGCCGACGAGATTCAGCTGCCCACCGGCGAGGTCAAGCTCGTTCCCGCTGCGGAGCTTCAGGTCGAAGGTGTCCGCCAAGGGCTAGCCTCGCGCTATCCCATCTTCCGCAGGACGGCGACGAAGAAGCCGGCCAGCTCATCCCAGGGCTCCACCGACTCGACCTCGTAGCTCGCGCCCCGGTACGCGACACGGTCGCAGAGCGCGCCGCCGGCGATCGTCACGCGAAGCTCGGTCGTCGTGAAGAACTTCAGCCGCTCCCTGGACCGCTCGCCCTCTGGTAGCCGCAAGAGTTCCCGGGAGCCGAGCGGTTGCATACAGCCCGTGACCTGGAAGAGCAGGGGCGTGCCTTCCTGGTAGACGCCAACGGTGGTCGTCCCGGGCGTCGGCCGCGTGACGCCGTAGGTCCCGGTCGCGAAGGACGAGATCGCGTCGGCGAGGCTCATGAGGCCTCCGGCGGGAGGTTCGGCCCGTGCTCGACGTAGCGGGACGCTATGCACCAGCAGCAGCGCTCGGTCTGGACGTAGTCCACGACCGGGCCGCCCAGCCGGACCCGGTGCCAGCAGCACGGCGCTACCGGGTGCGAAGGGCACGGAGGGAGCACAACCTCATGGCGAACGTGGACCTCGACGCACTCGGCGGGGCGTCGCGTCACACCCGTCTCCCCAGGTGGCGGGTTGGATGGCACCAGCCCCGCCGTCCCGCGCGGGGATGGGCGGTAGCCCGTGCCGGCTCGGTATGAGTCGCTCAAGGTTCCTCCTCGTCACCGACGGCGGCGCTGCCGCGGCGCTCGGTGGTTCCAGACTGACGGCCCTGGATGACGACGGCGTGATCGATCGCGGCGACGAGCCGGCCCGTGTCGACGAGCGGACGCGGGGCATCCTTGGCGGGCGTCTTCCGCCAGCGGCCCTTCTTCTGTTTCTTCTTGATGGTCGAGGGCGCGAGTGGGGGCGGGATGCCAGAGCCTTCCAGGATCGCGTTCTTCATGTCCCATTTCATCTTCATGCCGATGATGTTGAGGACGTGCTGGGCGCTCGTCTTGCCCTCGTAGATGGCGGGGACGAGCTTCCGCATGATCCCGAGATACTCTTCGCGGTTCTTGTCGAAGGTCGAGCGGATGAAGGAGCGCTCAGGGACGTGCTCGGTCCCGAACTCGTGGATGGCCGCGAGCACGACGTTGGTCATGACCTCGGCTGTCGTCTTCTCCTCGGCCTGGTGCTCGACCGCGGCGGCCTTCTCGCCGAGGAGGCCGATCTTGGCGTAGGAGTCGCCACCGCGCATGGAACGCAGGGTCTCCTTGAGCGCGCTCCAGCCCAGGTCGCGATCGATGACGCTCACGAGGTCACCGAGATTCCGAGGGCGAGCGTTGCCCGAAGCCGCAGGTACGCCTGGCCGGCGTCGGTCCCCTGGTAACCACCACCCGATCCCGGAGACGCCACCACGTACGACCTCGAGACCCCGCCCACGCTTTCGCTCTGCACCTGGCGGGGCGTCAAATCGGGATGCATCACGAAGAGCTGGTGCGCGGCGAGGTGAATGGTGGCGAGGTCGGTGAGCGTCCCCCAGACCGCGGCAGGAACGAGGAGGGCAGCGTCGGCGATAGCCGCGTTCCACTCCGCGGAGTCGGTGACCTGCGCGAGCTTCGGCCACCGCGCGAGGATGTCGGCCTGGGCGACGGCCACGCCTATCCTCCTCGATCGAGCTTCGCCGTCACCTCGCGAAAGGCGGCGTCGCAGCGCACGCGGTCGCACCAGACCCGCGGGCCATCGCCGCCGGGCGGGTTCATGAAACGCACCGGGCCACCGCGCACCCAGTCGCTCGGAGCGACGAGGTTCACGTGCCAATCGTACGTGAGCGGCGACCGCGTCTCGATCTCCGCCCCGCAGGACTCGCACTTGTGGATGAGGGGCACGAAGACCGGCATGGCCCTACTTCTCCTTCGGGACCTCGATGCTCTTCAGCTGCAGATCGATCGCGTCCTGGACCGGGCGGCGCCGCTCCGCGCTCGCCCACTTCTCGAGCAGCGACCTGTCGACGGTGCGCCGCACGAGGTCCAGCGCTTCCCGCTGCTGGTACTTCCCGATCTCGGGAGCCGAGCGGGTGACCTTGAAGACGCCGCTCTCGAGGTAGTGCTGGACGAGAGGGATCTTCTCCGCCTGCTCCCACGCTTCCGCGTCCACCTCGTTGAGCCCTGGAAGGAGGGCATCCTTGGGAGGCGGTGGCGCACCGGCGTTGGTGACCTGGATGGCCGGCGTCACGCGCAGGGGAAGGTCGGCGACGCAGTGGATCCGGTCCTCGAGATTCTCTACCGTCAGCGTTCGCATATTCTCGTTCCTTTCCGACCCGCGAGAAGGAACGCCCGCGCCGGCACGGGCCGCGGGCGCTTGGCTCGCGAGTCAGAGGCTGCGCTTAGATGCCGTCCCCGTATGTCACCGACATCGGGTATGGGCAGATCACCCCTCCGACTTCGCCCTCGCACGGAACGTCAACAGCGAGGTTGCGGAGCTGGGGTGGTTGCTGTGTGAACTCCATGGGGATCTCGAGGGTCATCTTCTCGGGGCTGCGCTTGTACGCGATCATGCGATCGGTCCCGCCCGAGCCCGCGCCCTTGCAGCGGTACCAGGGGATGACGGTTTTCACGAACGGGTTCGCGCCGAGGAAGAACTTGAGGATGGTGGTGTCCGAGTTCGCCGAACGCGGGGTGGACGCGATGTAGTTGTACTGGTCGATCGGCAAGGCGAGGGTGTCCGGCATCTCGATGCCGTTCGTGAGGCCCACGGACTTGTTCGACACGCCGTTCAGGTCGCGGATGATCTGGTCTGGGGTCTTGGTCAGGAGGAGCGGCGAGGTGCCCGTTCCGTCGGCCGGAACGGTGTAGATGTTCGCGTTCGGGAGCGTGAGGAGCCCGAGGAGGCCTTCGGAGTTGCCGAGCGCGGCGACGACGTCCACGGCGAGCTCGAATCCGAAGCGCGCGGCGCTGGCCTCTCGCGCGTCGAGGTTCACGTTGGCCAGGATCGAGGCGCGCAGCTCGCGGTTCGAGTAGCCGTAGGCGATGCCGTACCCGTGGACCGGGGATCGCTCTTCGCGGACCTTGACGTTCGCGCGTGGCAGGTTGTCCGAGTACGACCGGATGCGCTGGGCGAGCCCGACCTTGTCAAAGATGTCGTACTTGATGGTCTCGGCGCCGGCCGGGACCTCGTGTGAGACGGGGACCATCTGCCGGCCCAACAGGTCCGGGTAGGGCTGCTCGTAGACCTTCGACTTGACGTACTCGAGTTTGCGCTCGATGAAGGCGTTCTCGGCAGCGTCGAGGTGCGGGATGTGGATGCTAACGCGCGCCATGGTTGCTCCTGTTGTCGGCGTTAGCCGTTCGCCACTGCGAAGTTGAAGTAGAGGGGGACGATGGAGCCTGCGGCGCCGGAGCGCTTGAAGTAGGCGCCGGCCACGGCGCGAGCGGTCCCAGTGTCGGCGCTCTTCCGCCAGGCCCCGAGCTGCGTGCCGCCCGCGCCCGCGTCGAACCGGACGAAGGCGTTGTCACCCTGGACGACGGCCTCCTCGACCTTGACGTTCACGACGCCCTCCTCGAGGAGATCGAAGCGATCGTCAACGGGGATGCCGGCGTCAGAAGCCCAGCCCGTGGAGCCGATCGTGTTGACGTCGTGGCGGTGGACGACGATGCCGGCGAGCTTGTCGGCCGTGTCGGCGAGGTAGGCCGCGTCGTCGTCGTTGGTGCCCTTCTTGACGGCGATGCCGAAGGGGATAGCGACGCCGGTCCTGTTGATGGCGCTGGCGATGCGGCGTGGCCCTTCATCGGCGAGCTGGCCTGCGAAGCCAGCAGCGGGGGCGAGGGGGTAGTTCGTGATCCCAGGCATTCTGCGTTCTCCTGTCTCGGCTTTGCGGAGCCTTGGGCTACGCGGTCACGCCGACGGTGGGCTTCTTCCAGGCGTCCTCGGAGGCCTTGGTGTTGCGCCTGTGGATCTCGTCAGCGTCCAGGTGCTCGCCCTCGTCCTGGCGGTTCGGAGGCGTACCGGTGGCGGCGCGAGCGGCAGCGATGCCCCGCGAGGCCGCCGTCTTCTCCTGAGAGACGAGGGCGCCCCGGTAGACGGCCTCGACGAAGGCATCCGGCTCGCCGTCGAGCTTCACGTCGGGCAGGAGCTTCATGATGACGGACTCCTTGATCTTCCGATCGGAGAGCTCGTCGATCTTGGCCTGGGCGCCGAGGATGCCCTTCGCCTTCTCCTCGAGCGCGACGCGAGCGCGGATGAGGCCCGGGAGCCCGTCCTGGGCGTCCTTGCGGACCTTCTCGAGCTCAGTGACCTTCGACTCGGCGACGGTGGCACGGGCGCGGAAGGCGTCGGCGTCGTTCTTCGCCTGGGTCGCCGCCTGGGCGGCGTCGGCGCGGAGCTGCTTGGTCGTCTTCTCCGCCTCGTCGGCCTTCTCTTCACGCGAGGCGAGCGCGCGTTCGATGAGCTGGGCCCCTTGCTCGTTCGCGACTTCGACCTCGATGCCATCGATCTTGATCTTCAGCATTGGACGATCCTCGTGATCCTCGGTGATGCGGCTGGGGGAGCCAGGCGGCTGGTCACAGTTCCCGCGTATCGCCACCCCGTCGGCGAAGTCCAGCTTGAGCCGGAGGTCTGGGCCGCCGCGGGCCATGCCGACCACGGCGACGTGGTTCCCGCGAATGTTCCGCTGGATGCAGTCGTAGCGCTGCCCCTGGTACTCCCCGGACGCCTCCTCGAGGTCGCACGTGTAGCCGCAGGAGAGCTGACGCTTCCCGGCGATGACGTCCTTGACGAGGCCGGCATCGGTGATGAGGACGGGGGCGCGGACCTTGTCGCCATCGCGCCTCACCGTCTCGCCGAGGTGGCCGCGCTGGTACTCGCGGGTATTCTCGGCGGTGAGGAGCCCGTCTGGCGGATGGTTGTCCGTGACGGGCACCATGGCGAAGGAGGCCATGGCGTCCGAGTGAAAGACGACGTCCTCGGGGCGCAGCTCGCGCCGCATGGACCCGTCGCCGCGGCGGTACTCCTGGATGCCGGTGCGCGCGATCGTGGCATCGGCCTTCAGCCACCCGTTCGGCAGGAGCGTCGGGCCATCGAGTCGCTCGATGACGTCGAAGCGGCGGACGCTATGCGCGGTGGCGCCGTCCTGGCGGTCCGTGTCGATCGACCTGGCGAGGCGTGTGGCCTCGGTCGCGATCCGCGACATGCGCTCGCCCTCGCGGGCTTTGTCGTCTGTGTGGCCGCCCTGGTGGGTCCGGTGGAACTGGGCAGCGCGGCCGTGCTGGACTGATGCCTCTTCGTGCGCGTAGCCGCGCTTCGTGTGGAGGCCGTGCTCGGCCGCCTTCTCCCGGTGGAAGCGAGCCGCCTCCTCATGCGACCGCAGGTCCTTCGCCCCTCCGGCGCCGGTCCACCGACCGCTGTCGTCACGAGGCACGTCGGCGTCTTCGTGCTCGCCGGCGTCGGGCTCCTCCTCTGGCGGCGCCTTGGCGTAGAGCGCCCGCTGCTGGGCCTTGGCGTCGGCCTCGGTGTCGTGCTCGCCGTAGACCTTGCCGGTCTCGGGATTCACGCACGCCCATCTCTCGCCTCGCTTCTCCACCGCGTAGGGCATGGTCACTTCCTCACGCCCACCACGTATCAAGATCCGCGACCCCTCCCCCTCCCCGCCTGCGCCAGCGCCTCCACCAGCGCCCGCCGCGCCCCCGCCTCCCCATCCCCCACCCCCCCGCGCGCACGCGCGCCCTCGGGCCATCTCCGGCCGTCCCTCCCCCCTCCCCTTCAACCTTCCCCCGCCACCTTCCCCAGCCAGGGCCCTCGTGC